CATCAATGCTTTTACAATTGATACTATTTTTGGAAGCAGGGAAGTTTTAGCTTCAAAAGAAATTTCTAATAAAAGTATTTTCAGGTACTATTCCAGTCAAAGTGAATTAATTACAGCAGTAAGATATCGCGCTGACTTATTAAGATTTAATAATCCTAATCAGACTCCGATTTTAGATGGAGTAAGGGTTAAGTTTAAGCATAGCGATATGTGATTAGAGGGGCATTAATGTCTAAAACATTTAAATTAAGTAACACATCCAGAATTAAAGAACCACTTTTTAGTAAAGATAGGACTAAATATAGGGCTCCACGAAATTCGGAAAAAGAAAACGCAGAAACCAATCTTTTAAAATTAGATTTATCTAGACTTTATAATCAAATGAACGCAATCGATGCTAGTATCCTTGAGAATCTAAAATATGCAATTGGTGATATAGGGGATGTTGATACTTCTGTGCTTCTTGATGATGGTTTGTCTTATCTAATAGATGGTGTGGAAATATATTTGGATGATATATCAGTTACTCAAGATGTTGAAATTGATACTATTAGTAAAATAAGTGGTAGATTATCCAGACTTTTAGCAAAAGTAAATAGATTGGAAATTGGTAATTAGAATGGTAGATATATTAAATACGAAAAAAAGAGATTATCAATACAACGGTCCTGTTGATAGTTCTGATTACAACTTAAGAATAGATGAAAACTACAGAGATCTTGTTTATCTATATAATAAAATTGGCGTAATTGACAATAAGTTATATCAGGCATTCGAAAGAGTTATCAAAGAGAATCAGTTTCTTATAGCTGCACTAGTTGATATGGAAGATAGAGTAAAGGCACTTGAATCTGCGAGTAACTTAGTTTCCATCCATTCCTACAATCAGTTGGATTACGCTTCGTTTACTGGAACATCTTTTGCTATTACAGCTAATGAATTACTTTCTTTTGATCCAGTATATAATGTGATTACCTTGCCAAAAGTATCAACTAGCTCTTATTCTAAGCTTAAATTTTCTAACTCAGTTGCTGGTCAAATAGTTCCAGATTTTTTCAAAGCCAAGATTGTTAATAATTATAGTGGTGTAGACACGACTGGAGCAGTACTTGATAGTACTCCAATTTATAACTGCATTCTAGATTCAATGGATAAAGTTTGGAAAAGAACTATAATTTCCGATATAGCCTCTCCTGCTGGAGCTCAAATGATGGTATATATTAAGGTACCAGCTGAGGCAGCCGGATCTTTAAAGGCTAATTTCTTTAAAATTAATCCATATCCAGCTTTTGGTACAGATGTTCTGTCTATAGAATATACTACCAATATCAATCCAACTCTGTCCGATTCAGATGGTTGGACTCCACTTAATAGGTTTGGATATTATAATAATACATCTGAGGCAATAGGTAAAGTTCCACCAGGTGGTTGGACCACAATTGCCGCTGATGCTATCCGTAATTCTGGTCCACTAGCTTTCGTTTTCCCAGATACTGATATCACTGCTTTCAGAGTAAAGTTGGTTCAAAGAAATTATTTTATGGAATCCGGCAAATATATTTATACCTATGGGCTATCTGATCTTGATATAAGATATGATAAATTTATGCCTAATGGCAGAATGATGATAAAATATACTCCTCCAAACGGAGATACGATTTCTGATGTTCTTAATGTAACACCTAAGATTTATAATGTTCCCTTAAGCTCATTGTCAGAAGCATTTAGTTATAGAGTGATATATGATGACGCTGGAACTTATACTTTATCTAATCCTGGCATTTCTACAAGCGTGTGGATTGAAGTTACTCTCAATATGCTTTCGGACAAAACTGCACCAGTTTTGAGTGATTTAATTATTGAATATATATAGTTTATTAGTTTATTTTCGCTGCTACTATAAAGATAGTTTTTTTATTAAGGAGAAAAAATGACTACCTTTTACGTAGGCCCTCGGCCTGTTCTCAAGGGCCAGAACTCAAATGAGATGGTCAACACATATAAAGGCACAGCTGGTACTTACTCTTTCTATCCACTGTTTAGTACTAGTCATGTTTTAGATGGTGCACCAGATAATCATTTTAATCCTGGTACTGGTGATTTCCCTGGAAATAGATTCCTTTCACAAATTTTCAATGGCTCAACCCTCTATGTACATCCTCTTTCTGGCACTTTTGCTGATGGCGCTGGATATGATGGTGCAAGATTCAAGCCAAAAGAGTTCAAAGGTCTAGCTGGCGCAGCAGCCTTCCCCTCTAACTTTGGTCACGCATACAATAGAGGCAATGACTACGAATACTATGATAACTGGCTTTTTGATGGCGTACCTTCAGCCAATGTGATGACTAACCTTGGCCATGGCCAGAGAACAGAAGCTCAAGGTGCCCCAAGCTCCTTCGGATATTTTGCCCCTACAGAATTCAATGGCGTTACCAGCACCACTGTATTTACATCTGGATACGGTCAGGCTTATCCAACAGGCTATGATAACGAATATGGCAAAAACAGAGTTCAAGAGTTCAGAGGTGTCCCTTCTGCAAAAGCTCTATGATTTTACGATAAAACCACCAGTTCTTGATAAAGATAGAACTAGTGGTTTTGTCGCATGGGCTAGTTTAGCAGCTGGGATAGTCGCATATGAAGTATATGCGATTAGGTCCAAAAAGATCGAAACTTTAACAAGAGCTTTTTGGAGAATTACAGACAAAAAAATTCACGGAAGCATATTCACTGGAGCGTGGTTAGGTTTAACCTTTCATCTTCTTATAGAGAAGTCATTTCGAAGATTTATTTCAGGAAAAAAGGATGCAATATGAGTAAATTAACTAAAGATATTATCGAAAGAGCACTTTGGACAGCCGTTCAATCCTTCTTAGCCGTTTGGGTAATCGGCGATGTAGCGTCACTAAAGTCCGCAGCTGTTGCCGCTGGTGCAGCAGTCATCTCAGTGGTCAAGGGCGTCGCTGCCTCTAAGGTTGGAGATCCAGAAAGTGCAGCTACTTTAAAAGCCTAAATAATTAGACATTGTTCTTCTTCTTCATGGTATAATTACCAAGAAGGTGAACTCCAAGAAGTCCCGCCTTTTTGGCGGGACTTTCTTTTTTCAGCAATAGGAAAGTTGGAATAATGTCTATCGAAGACATCAAAAAAGCAGTAGCCGATAAGTCTCTTCCAATGGAAGTCGCAGAAAAGTATTTAAAACTTTATGTTGCAGATATTGAGTGGCAACAGCATATCACTAGATTGTGGAATAATTCTTTAAACAAACTTAAAGACATAGATCACACTAAACAGCATCTGAAAAATGCTATCGCATGCACTACTATATTACCCCTGGTGGAAAAAACGCCAATCCCTGATCCACCACAAAACCTATTATTTTGGTGTCCTGGATGGCATCAATTTAAAGAACAGGATTGGTTTGAATCTCTTATGGAAATTATGAGAGAAGATATAATAATTTCCGAAAATAGAAATAAAATAATTAAAGTTGGAGTTATAGATCCCATTGATGTTAGTCCAGTTACTCGTCAAGCATACAATTGGCTTTACGATAAGGTTCTCGCAACTGAAAACATAGACTCTTTAAATAAAAAGGATTTAGAACTAAAACTAGCTAATCTAGTTCGAGCATATGGTGGATCTGTTATTTGCAGTATGTTTATGAACTATAAGCTTAATGTAGATAAAGTATTAAATTGGCGAAGTGGTTATTTTTTTGAAAAGCAGATCTATAAGGTATATAATATAGATCAAATCTTAAAGATCAAAACCACTGAATTAAATAAAACAAATCAAAAGTATATTAAAAAAATTGGAGCTAATAATGGTTGAATCGATTCTTCTCAACAGTGATACAAATAATTCTAAGGTATCAACTTTTCTATTTAAATTAAGTGAAGAATTTGTTGATTCATATAGAAGTAAACCCAGTCCATTTGGTTATCGGGACGCAGTTGGTAACTCTGTTGGAGAGATAACTTTTCTCAGAACATATTCTAGAATAAAAGAAGATGGAACAAAAGAGACCTGGGTAGATGTCTGCGAGAGAGTTATTAATGGAATGTACTCTCTCCAAAAAGAGCACTGTAAAAAGAATAGATTACCATGGAACGATTTAAAGGCTCAGGCATCAGCTAAGGAAGCTTTCGATAGATTATTTAACCTTAAGTGGACACCTCCTGGGCGTGGTCTTTGGGTCATGGGAACTCCAATCGTAATGGTTCAAAAGAACTCAGCAGCTCTTCAGAACTGCGCGTTTGTTAGCACTGGAGAGATGACTAAGAATAATCCCGCAAAGCCCTTCGGCTTCCTCATGGAGGCCTCGATGCTAGGTGTCGGTGTAGGATTCGATGACAAAGGTGCTGATAAAGATTTTACTATCTACGAGCCAAATAGACCTACAATTGTTGAGAATATTGAAGACTCACGTGAAGGCTGGGTTAACTCAACGACACAGCTCATTAATTCATATTTAAAGCCAGATCAGAATCCAATTGAATTTGACTATAGCTCGATCAGACCTGCTGGCACTCCTATTAAAACCTTTGGTGGCACTGCAGCTGGTGCTGATCCATTGATCAAGCTTCATAAGCATATTCGCAGAATGTTCGATGGCCGCAATGGAGAAAAGCTCACTAGAGTAGACATTGCTGACATTGGCAATACAATCGGCGTATGTGTAGTATCTGGCAATGTTCGTAGATCCGCAGAACTTCTTATCGGAAGAATTGATGATGACAATTTCTTAAATCTAAAGAATGCGGAGCGTTTTCCTGAGAGAAACTCTTATGATTCTTCCGCTCCTGGGTGGGGATGGATGTCAAATAACTCAGTAGAAGTTTCGGTTGGTACCGATCTATCTTCTATTGTCGATGGCATTTCTAGAAACGGTGAACCAGGAGTTATCTGGATGGATATGTCACGTAAATATGGTCGCCTCGCAGATGCCCCAAACAATAAGGATTGGCGAGTCGCTGGGTATAATCCATGCGCTGAGCAGTCACTCGAGTCATACGAATGCTGCACGCTTGTGGAGACCTATCTCAATAGACATGATTCTTTAGATGATTTTAAGCGCACATTAAAGTTTGCTTATCTTTACGCTAAGACTGTCACATTACTTCCAACTCACTGGGAAGAGACTAATGCTATCATGCAAAGAAATAGAAGAATTGGAACTTCTGTTTCTGGTGTCGCTAACTTTGCAGACAGACTTGGTATGCCTACATTAAGAGAGTGGTTAAATGATGGCTATTTAACAGTTCAGCGTTATGACAATATTTATTCAGAATGGCTTGGCATTAGAGAGTCTATTAAGACAACTACTGTAAAGCCTTCTGGTACGGTATCAATCCTTGCTGGAGAATCTCCTGGCGTTCACTGGACTCCTGGTGGCAAGTATTTTATGCGAGCTATCCGATTCTCAAATGATGATCCAATGCTACCATTATTTAGAATGGCAAACTATAGAGTAGAGCCAGCTTCAGAGTCACCAGATACCACGTCTGTAGTATTTTTCCCAATCAAGTCTGACGCTTCTAGATCTGAAAAAGATGTTACCATATTCGAGAAAATGTCTCTTGCTGCTGTGGCTCAAAGATATTGGTCAGACAATTCAGTTTCTGTTACAATTTCCTTTGATTCAGAAAAAGAAAAAGATCATGTTGGAACTGTTCTTCATATGTATGATGGACAGCTAAAGACTGTTTCTTTCCTTCCACAAGGTAATTTCACATATCCCCAGATGCCATATACTCAGATTAGTGAGGAAGAATATACAGAAAGTTCTCTCAATCTGTTGCCAATTGATCTATCTGGTGTATACTCTGGTCTGGCAGCAGATGCGATAGGCGAAAACTACTGTACAACATCAGCATGTGAGGTCAAATTTATAATAGATAATCAAAAACCTCTCAATGAAAAGTAGTTTTTACTTTTTGTTGTGTTACTAAATTCATATGAAAAATAAAACAACAACCAGATTATGTCGTCAATGCAAAA